CCACGTTGGCCCACAAGGGGACCAGCAATGGTTACAAAAACGGTTGTTGTAATATTCCTAGCCCCAGCTTATGAGCTGTCACCATATCTTACTACTCCTAGCGCGAGGGAGTAGATTCCTGTGTGTCTATACTTATCTTATCGTCTTTAATTTAATTAGACGTATCGGCCTGTAATACAGGCTGTAAGTGCATTATATCGCCAGCTTTACAAGCTAAGCAATATTTAGCAATATGTTCCTTCTTTTCAGAAAGGTCCATTGATTGTGGATTAGTATATTCACCAAAGCGAAATAAACACGCGTGCAGATTAGTCTTGCACTCTATGCATGTTTGTGGATAATTCTTGTGCGTTCGAGCGGAAAGCCACACGTGGTGGCATTTCCTGCATCTATATACACCTATACCATTAAGGTACTGGTAGTTAGCACGAGCAACCCATTTACCTACGAAGCCTTCTGGCAACTTTAGTAGATTGGGTTTTAGTTTCGCTATTTCCTTGACTATCGGACAGATATGATTGTCAGAGATATTTAGTCTCTGATTAATTTCATTGTCATCGGAGTCCTCCACCCCTAAAGGTAAAAAGGTCTCTTTCACGTTGACTGAACCACTGTACATCTTCTTCGATAATACGTGGTAATGAAATATCGTGCCTTTTGCGAAGGCACTCCCATACAACTCCCGCTGGACGTCAAGGTGTCTGTGCAGCGTTGTTAGGTCTTGTTCGAAATCTTTTACGGAAGATTCGTCCAAGGGTAATATGAATCGATTTACGCTCTCTTGAGGGCATATAATAGCGTACATACTACACTTATCTTTAAAGAGTTCTCTAAGTAACTCAAGATCAAAATTCACTACTCCATGTTTCTCACGCAAAATAAAATACATTACTTTAGCGTGTTTAAGGTAGAATAGTGAGTCGCGTCCACGTACAAACTTATAGTCTGATGTGAACTGAAAGTTCGGTGCATAGCAAGCCAAATTTCCATCCATAGCTCCAAGGGCTATTAGGACAGATGTAGGCCCGCATTTATCTCGTTTGTATTCCTCTATAATCTCCGAAGAGTTTTCGCGAGGAAACTGACGAGGCCAAAAGTCAAGATTATCTTTTCTTCTAGCATATTTCATCTGAATTGCATCAGAATCAAACAGAACTTTTCTTTCAGCCTTTTTCTTGCTTCTCTTGCTCTCAGCCCGTAATGGGCGAGGTTCGTAATACAGCTCTCTAATGTCTAGGAACATGTCCTTGGTCACGGTAATACCGTAACTATAGTCCATTGTGTGTCCTTTCATAACCTTAGTGAAGCATCTAGTAATGTTCTTGAAACGAACTTCCAAACCGTCCAAATAAATGGTCAATGAAAATTCGTCGTCAGGTGATACTTCGCACTCCTCTAGACATGCCTCCGTAAAGGGCACATCGATTACTTCGATAGCGTACTCGAACTTACCTTCAGCATGAAGCTTTGTAGGTAAGTAAGAAAGCAATGTTTCTCTAACCCCGTTAAAGGAAAAGCGTTGGGGTAGAGATGGCTTCCATTTTTCAATGGAATAACCTTCTCGCCAAGTTGAAAACTTTGCAGAAAGGTAAGAGACGAAGGGCCAATTATTTGGCTCTTCTTCCTCATCACTCGAGAGCGATTCGGATACCTTCGAATAGATCTTCCCACAGACAAATGGGATAGTGCTATATAATAAGTCATACCAAACGTCATGCCCTATATGTTTTAACATTACAGGCATTGCTATGGTAATAATGGAAGATATAACATCACGTTCAGCGCGATAATGATAGCAAAGAAGTGGACAAACCATTTCTCACCAATCTTTCCAATTTACTTATCAAAGGCATAATTTCTTTCGAGCTATAACCGCGAGAGTAAAGATAGGCTAACAATTTACTCCGCTGTTCAGACTTCAACGTCTGAAGAGGTATGGCTAGGAATCTACGACATAACACCAGTAACGATGAAGGTATTAGTCGTGTGAAACCTAATTTGCCAATAAATAATCTAAGAGCTTGCTGGAATGCCACAATCATGGAAAATTCCAATGATGCAGATTCAGCATGTAACGTAGTCGTTAACTCCATAAATTCCTCTTGCTCTTTATTGTGTTCAAGATACATATCTTTTGCTATCTCAAACAACTGTTCATAATCCAATTTTGAAGACTCTGTCATAAAAGTGACTGTTCCGTCGTCAGCATAGACGAAATCGTCACCAGGTGGCACAATATAGAATTCATTGAATCCGTATTGCCAAACCTTGAGTTTAAAGCGTCTATTTAACGCTCCAGGACAAAACACCGAGTCAGTGTTTTTATGAGTCTGTCGAATAAAAGGTAATTGCAAATTTGTAGTAGTACCTACTATGTGAGGTTCTATCCAAACAATTCCCTTTAAATCCAAATGTGGATTGAGAGCAGTTTTGGGGACATTGTTGATAAAATCAATAATCTTTCTAAAAGGATCTTGAGCGACAACCTTGACATTCGTAGCGCCTAAATCATCAAATATGACGATCTTATGGTGCGATTGAAATTCAGATTGAAACTCGTCTCCTTCGTTTAAGATAACAATGTCATCCATAGTACATGTATCATGATCTAATTTATATAAATCACAGCACAATCGTTGCAACCCAAACGTTTTACCTGATCCAGGTGGACCACCAATGATGATCCCAAAGGGTTGTTTACGAATAAAATTTTTCCGCAAAGAAAGTTGCACTCTAGTAAGTGCATCTCTTGCCCTTGTTAATGCCATATAAGCAAAATAAGGCTTCTCTACGAAAGGACTAGAGAGATAATCTTCTACACGTTTGTAGACTTCAGTGAAATTCTCCAGAAATTCTTCATGTGAGTTCTCGTCTAAAGAGGAATAATCCCCTGCGACAATACACGACACACTACCAGTATATTTCTGAAGAGTCAACAAGTCTGTTTCGATGTAGTTGAGCTTTTCTCCCAACAACCTGTATAATAGGGCAGCAGCGGAAAACACTAATGTAATCCACGCAGCCAAAAATTTCGGTACAAAAAGTACCTGTTTCATATATTCAATATTAGTAAGCGGTAATTTCTAAATTGTAGCATTGCTCAGTGCCACAACTGGTATTGTTATCTTTTGGTTGACGAAACCTCTCTTAAATAAGAGTACTCCACGAGGGGAGTGTCTATACGTGCAAAGCCTAAGATACAAGTGTGAAACAAACTAAAGTCACTTGCATACTTGGTAATCCATATACACGCACCAATTTTGCTGCCCCGTAGGATCCAGACTTGAGAACTGGACGAATATTTTAAGCTAAAACATTCCAAACTAGTATTTAATGGAAAGTTCCTGTACCATGTCATCATAAGATGGTAGGTCGAAACCATTCCACTTAATGCGAAACTCTTCATTCATTTCCTGAGACCTGCGTTGAAGATTAATGATCTTTGCACAAAAATCATTGTAAAATTCGCGTCCGTGTAAAGCAGCCTCTCTAACCTGAGATTTAACTAGTTCACGGAATTGTTGTTTAAAGTTCAATGGGGTATTTTTAGGTCTTACCCAATAATAGAAACTTTTCACAATCGAATCATACTCAATAGGAGCCACAACTCCTAACTCAGCATGATCACGGAAAGACCTCTTAAGAAAAGAGATCTCCTCAATAGACTGATAGGGAACAGAGTCTGCCTCCTTTTCAGCCATAGTGTACGAGATACCCCATCGTGCAAACACAGATTGGATATTCGTGTGGTTATACAAAGGGATACGAGAATCAACACCCAATGCATTATCATCGCCATAAGTGGCTAGTGAGACATAATCACGGTAATTAGAGTCACTCAAATGAGGGTAACTCTCATCCATAATAGTGTAATACACCATTCTCATTAGCAAACTGTTAACGATACTGTTAAGCTCAACTGTAAGTGGTTGTCCTGAAGGTTGGCCATTGGCCATTCTCAAGACATGGCCTTGCCAGAACAAGGTCGGAGAAGTTACAGATGTGAGTGCTCCTCGAAGGTAACACAAATCTGATTCGCTCATTCCACCTCTGCGTGCCATCTCATGAAGAATCCATGCTGCCTTATCCAATAAAGCTTTGGGCAGTTGGGTATCATAACCAGAGAAATCACCACATACGAACTTATCGTACTTTCCTCCTCTAGTGAGGAAGTTTTTCAAATCCTTCCAATCGGAACTCTGAGGTGTCATACCCACAAAGCATTCGCTAAGTTCCATATCAGCACGCAAAACGTGCTTAAGGGGGATTACTCCTCTCATCATATTAAGAAAGAAAGTCATGTCGTTGCCATAAAAAGATCTAGTCTTCTCTTCCGCCTTTTTCAAAGGTAGAAGTTCGTTAGTCTTCGAGCAACGCTTGAATGGATC